AGCCCGATGCTGTCGCGGCCCCGGAGTAGCCCGATGCTGTCGCGGCCCCGGAGTTGCCCGATGCTGTCGCGGCCCCGGAGTAGCCCGATGCTGTCGCGGCTCCGTAGTTGCCCGATGCTGTCGCGGCCCCGGAGTAGCCCGATGCTGTCGCGGCCCCGGAGTAGCCCGATGCTGTCGCGGCTCCGGAGTTGCCCGATGCTGTCGCGGCCCCGTAGTTGCCCGATGCTGTCGCGGCCCCGGAGTAGCCCGATGCTGTCGCGGCTCCGGAGCCGCCCGATGCTGTCGCGGCTCCATTCGGCTCGTCGGCTTTGGCTTCCGGTTTTACACGATCAAAAACCCATTTGACGACCCGCTCAATGAGCGCTGGCAATCCGATTTCGGCATCAATCGTAATGTGTGCCGATGCAATCTTACTGTCTTCAGGATGCCGAACAAGGCTGCCGCTTTGGGTCGTTATCGCATATCGGCTTTTGGCTGGGCGATAGTACCGCAGCACTTGCAGCGGATGACCCTCGATGCCATGGAACCCGCTTTCGCAAATAACAACAGGGCCATCATGCAAATATGATTTACCAATCTCGAATTGGTACCCTCGGCACTGAAGATTGTTATCAAATCCCTTAATGGTGATTACGGTTTCGGCGTCTGTAACTTTCTGCGCAGCCCCTTGTGTCTTCTTTGCGCGCTTATTACGATTAGGATGGTTTACCATTGGTTTGAAAACTCCTGCCCCAGAATACCGCCGAGGCGCACGGGTTTACTTTAATGTTGATTAACGGTTAGGTGCGATTTCTCGCCCCCTCAGCGATACGCCCCTGAGCTCCGTTTTCATAGCCGCCCGAACCTGCCCGTCGCTTGAAAGCCTTGTTTTTACCTTTGGTCATCATTCTCCTCCTGCCGTTATTTCAGGTTAATGGTTAGTTTGTAATCTCCAAGGGGCCAAGATCCCCAAGTCGCCCCCGAACCGAAGGTGCCTCGTCAGCAACTAGAGCTGACATCAGCGCCTCAATATGCTCGCGCCCCTCAACCCAAATTTCATTGCGATGGCGGCGCTGTTCTGGTCCCCATTCTTCGGTGATTTTGAACTTTTGGATACGGCCAGCTTCGTCCTTTTTGGCCTCAAATTTATATGTTCTCATCATTTTCCTCCTGCCTTTAAAGAGCGTTAACGGTCAAACCGCCTGCCAAACGTCAAAGCCTGCGTCGCGCAAGCGGCGATCCCAATAATTGCCGTCATCCATTTTCAACGCGCCCGTAAAAGCGCGGAAAGAGATATGGTCCGCTTCTGCGACCTCTTTGCCAGCGATCATCCGCCCAGCGGCCGAAGAACACGCCGCCGACCGCTTGTCATAACCATACCCATTCGCGAATCCGCGAACCATGGGCAACCCGAGCCAATGAACATAAGCATAAAGGCGACCCGCGCCATCGCGCGGAAACTTGAACGCGATTGTCGCTACTCGCTCGCCGTTCTTCGCGATCACGAAGGCCGAAACGTTGGTGAATGCCGCCTGATGCTGATCATAAATCGCGCCGTTGATTGGTTTCGTCATCTGCCTTCTCCCTTTCTGATATCGCCATCTTAGGGAAGCTCGCTCATGTCGTCAACATAAATCGCACGGTCGGCCCAACGATTTTTTATGCCATCCTCGCCAATGAGATAGGCGACGCTAACGCTATAATGGCGGGCGATTCCCTGTAGCATCAGCAGCGACGGATTAGCCGCAGTGCCGCGCTCCAACATTGATAGGTGATTGAACGCGCACCCGATCGCCTCAGCCGCGCCGCGCACGGTCTGACCGTGATCCTGCCGCAGTTGACGCAAGCGCTGCCCCATCGTTCCGGTTTCATCTGTCATACCGCAGCGTATTGCCGCGACCTGTCGATGGTCAATGCAAATCGCACAAATCAACCACTCGGCTAAAGTTCCCCTTGCGGCACCGTGTCGCGATTTAGTAGGATATTATCGAGCGTTTGGGGCGATCTCGGCTGATCACCGAGATAATCTACGGGCGCCGCGCACCACGGGATTTGCCCCTCTCGCTTATCTCGCGCGGCTAGGAGTTCGCGCGGCGTGTTATCAATTCGCTCCCTGTTGCATCAGTATGCTTCTACCCTCAATCGAGAATTCGCCCACGATCGCGCCAATACCATAGGCGCATCCGAAATCGGCGCGTGTCTGCGCAAAACATGGTTCGCCAAAAACGACACGCCGCCCGATCCCGATTATCAAGATCGCTATGGCGCACGATTGCGCGGCAATCTCATCGAAGATTATTATTGGACACCCGGATTGCGCGCCGCACTGCCGCGCGAGATCACCCTAGTACTAGCCGGCGTAGACCAGCAGACCATCGTTGACGGCTATCTCTCGGCAACACCAGATGGTGTCTTAACCGGATTACCGCACGATTGCCTCGCCCACCTCGGCATCGCTGACATCGGTCCTTCCCGTTGCCTCGCCATCGAATGCAAAAGCATCGATCCGCGCGCCGATCTCAGAATAGAACGCAGTCACCATAAATTTCAGGTAATTGTACAACTAGGTCTCCTGCGCGCACATACCAGCTATAAACCGGATTATGCAATAATCAGTTACATAGACTCGTCATTCCTTGATGAAATCAAAGAATTTCCCGTTACTTTTGATCCGTCTATTTACACTGCCGCGCAAGAGCGCTCGCGTCAGATCATGAATACTATGAACGCACTCGATTTACCACCTGAAGGTAAGATTGCAGGCGGTGCCGAATGCAATTACTGCCCATGGTCTTCACATTGCCAAGCCGCAACCGTCGCCGGCATTCCAAAAGACGAAAAACCGCTTGGCGATAATGTTATGGCTGAATTCAAGGCGTTACGTGATGCTGAACGCGATCTTGCTGAACAATGCGACACTGACGAAGCAGAACACGCCAAAGCCAAATTTGCTATAACGGAGTTCCTGCGCGCTAATGGAGTGCGCAGGGTCAATGGTGACGGATGGTCAATCGCCTGGCAACCGACAAAAGGGCGAGAAACCGTAGATATCAAATCTGCCGAGGCTGCCGGCCTCGATCTTGATCCATATCGAAAAGTCGGCGAACCCGGCGCCCGACTTACCATCAAGTGAAAACCAAGGAAAAGGAAACAGGAAAACATGGCAAACGATCTCACACCTACCGGCGGCGGCGGCGATGATCCCTATTCCGCTTATGCAGCCAAAGTCGTGCAACAGGAAGGAACGTTCTTGTCTTTCAAGACCGGCGAATGGCTTTATGGAAAAGACGGCGATAGCTTGAGTCTTGGTACAAAGCTGATCGCAAATCTTCCCGGTCTCAAAATCGGCTGGCTGCGCTGGCAAAACAAACAAGTCACCGATGATCGCATGGAATTGCTTACGACGCAGACCATACGGTTGCGCCGCGAGGAACTCGGCGACCTCGATGAAACCCTATGGGATATCGATTCCGCGACAGGAAAACCGCGCGACCCGTGGCGGTTTACCAACGCCCTGCAGCTATCGACGGATGATGCCGAAGTCTACATCTACGGCACCAGTTCAAAGGGCGGGTTAAACGCAATCGGTCGGCTCTGCCAAGTCTATGGGCGCGAATATCGCCAACGCCCTAACATGCTGCCGATCGTCGAATTGCAAAAAGACTTCTACATGCACCAGACCTACGGGAAAACCTACTTTCCCGTTTTCAATGTCGTGGGCTGGACATCTTCGGATAACCCAACCACCACACCACAAGCCGCAATAGAACCGCCAAAAAGCGGCGGACGTGGCAGCAAAGCCGGCGCTGGTGCACCTTCATCAATCGCAACACAGCGAGATCTCGACGACGACATCCCCTTTTAACTAAACCAAACATCAAACCAAAAACTTGGGGGGAGGGAATTGCGCGATTTTGACTACTCAGAATCCTGTGATTTCCTCGCCCGCTTCTTTGAACACACAACCGAAGCTGTCGAAATCCGAGCGTTGCCAAACGTCAAAGATGAAGGCGCCGCTCGACCTTTATTCACGCGCCAAGCAAAGCTTGTCAGCGATCATTGCGTAAAATGGGACGATATTGGCCGCGCAGTTTATTTTGGCGTCGCCACACGTCAACCGGGTTTCGGCAAAGGCGACCGCGCCCATTGCTGCGAGCTTCCGGCACTATGGGTTGATATTGATACCTACAAACTTAACATCACCAAAGAACAAGCAATTGATGCCGCCTCTAATCAAATTGAATATCCGCCATCAATCATCGTCGATAGCGGTGGCGGCATTCATTGCTATTGGCTATTGCGCGAACCAATCGATATCCGCAAAACCGATCGCGATGAGCAGATCGTCGATGTCCTAAAACAACTCGCTGGCATCCTCGCGGGCGATCTTTCTGTGTGCGACCTCGCGCGCATCATGCGCCTGCCTGGCACACACAACACCAAAACTGATTTAGAACAGCCACAACTCGCCCATATCGTTGGCGGATCAAATGTCGCCATCGAATTTAACGATATCGTCGAAATGCTCGACCGACAGCGACCCGTCCTGATCGCACCGCTAACCAATGGTCACGCCAAGCCACACGACAACAATCCCTACCTCGCCGCCGCTCGCCTGCTGTCGTTCAAGCCAGCCATCGACACCGAACAGCGGCTTGCCGCGATGCAATACCTTGGCAATGGCGATACAGGTATCCATCAAACGCAACTATCAGTGTCCGCCTCGCTTGTTGCCCAAGGCGAGGAAGACCAAAAAATTGTCGATTCTATCATGGCCGCAACCCGAGCCGCAGCCGGTCAATATGTCGATAACTGGAATTGGAAACGCGAGGAAGCCTCAATCCGCGCCATGGTGGCGAGCGCTCATACAAAATTTACCAAACCACGCGAAGAACAAAAACCTCCGCAATCAGCTAATAACAGCGGCAATGGCGCAACTGTAGTTAACCTCGTCACCAAACGCGAGGAAGCACATCAAAAGAAAAAAAAAGACGACGGACCAGAACCAATCATATCGGTCGGAGAATCAACAATTACCTATTGGGAGCAAAACCACGGCACATTGATATCAACCGGCGAAACAATGGCAACATATAATGCTCCATCAGGTATTTGGGAATTATTTAACGAAGAAGTCGAGCACCGCCTTCGCGTTGCCATTCAAGGCATAGCCGCAACGCTATCGGTAAAACCGACTTCATCAGTACTCAATTCGATATGGCGATATATCAAAGAACGCCCGCGCCTACACCGCGAATCCGTGCCATGGGATAAAAGCGGGTTAGTTGTCTGCAATGATTGCGTCATCAATCCGGCAACTGGCGAGACATCCACCATTAACCCCGAGCTATATGCAACCTGGCGCATCAATTGCGCCTACGATCCAACCGCAGCCTGCCCGCAATTCATTGCGTTCCTCAAATCCGCCCTTGACGGCATGAACGACAACGAGATGCAAGCCGCAATCGACTGCCTCACCGAGCACATGGGCGCATCACTCGTATCCGGTAAACCACGCAATCTTCGCAAGGCACTATTCTTCCTCGGCAAATCTCGCAGCGGTAAAACCCGCATCGCCAACATTTACCGCGCCCTATTTGGCGGACCCGCGCGTTGCGCCTCGATTAAAGCAACCGATTTGGATGATCTCTTTGGCGTGGCCCCACTGCTTCACGCCGCCGCATGGATCGCCGATGATGTCATTGAGCAAGCAAGCTCGACCAGTAAACCCTTATCGGCCGAGCGCTTTAAGGTCATCGTCACCGGCGAACCAATTTCAATTCGCATAGCTGGCGGCACCTATGTTTCGCATCCCGGTCTCGACATTCCCGTTATCTGGACCGGCAACAGTCTCCCCAAGATCCGTGATGATTCCGAAGCTGTTTACAACAGGATGCTGATATTTCCGCTCAATCGTGAGTGGCCCGAAGATGCCGCCAACACCGATCCGCAACTGCGCGAGATCGACCAGATCGTTATTGAAGAAGAACTAGCCGGTGTCCTAAACCTCGCCATGCAAGGCTGGCGACGATTGCGCGCCCGAGGCCGCTTCGATCCGCCTATAAACATGGTTGCGGCAATCGACGAACTCCGCGAGATCAATCAACCGATCGGAAATTGGATAACCGAGTGTGTCGCCATCGATAAGCGATACAAGGTGGACAACCGCGATCTTGTCGCCTGCATGACCGAATGGTGGCGTCAGCAATTCGGCGAGGCGGATAAACAAAACAAGCCACCCGGAGGCCGCACGTTGCTCGCAGTACTCAAACGCCGTTGCCCATCGTCCAAGCCAGGAAAAAGCAACGGTGCTCGCCTCACGGCCGGCATTCGCTTAACCGAAGACGGTCTGTCATACATTGATGCCGCTCGCCTTACGCAACCGTTTGGCGGCACCCTCGGATCAGGTCATACAACAGAGGGCGTCAATCAACCGACACATGAACCTCCGTTCTAAACGTTGCTATTTTTGTTGCGACAATCTGAATTTATAGGTCATGCAACCTGACCTAAAAACAAAGGGACATTATGCACAGGGACATTATTTGCCCCCCAAAAGATGTCCCTGTGATGTCCCTTTGCTAAGAGACATTAGGGACATCCCAAGGGACATTATTTTTCGTGATGTCCCTTGGGTTAACCCATTGACCGACAGCGGCATATCGACGCCCAAAGAGACATTAGGGACATCTTTCTACTAAGAATCGATATATTGAAAAAAAACACCTAAATTAGAACTAGTGGGGAACAAAAGAGTGATTCCTATAGAGCGTGAATAGAAAACGCTCAAAAATGTCCCGAATGTCCCTTTGCCCGCTATGCCGTGGGTCAGCGCGCCGCGCGAAAATAATCGCAACATCGCAACGTCGTCCGCAAAAAAAGCGGCGCCCGGAGGCGCCGCGAGGCAGGCGGATAAGCGAGCGAGCTACGCTGCGGCAATCGCCCGAGCGCTCTTGAGAAAATCGGCTGCTTTGTGCGCCACCTGCCGAGCCTTGTCGCTCAAGCGGTGCCACGCGATCGGCTTGCCGTCGCGCATGCACTCGACGCTGAGGCGCGGCATGCGGTTGTCAATGAACTTGATCGCATACTCGTGACCAAGCCGCGAGAACTGAGCGGTCGCAACCCAGCCAGTCAATTGTGTCTCAGCGATTGATGGCTGCACGATGTTGAAACCGCGCGTCGGATAATCTGATGTCATTTGCCCTGTCTCCCCTTGCTGATGCCGAAACTACGCCGCATCGCCGAAGCGGGGCAATTCGCCCTCCTGCTTCGCTTGCCGCCTCGTCCGACCCGTAAAGCCAAACTCCCATTCTGCCGCGATATACCGCTTGCGCGCCCTGTCCCACCGCGCATCAGTCGGAGCGATAAACCGCTGAATCTTCGGATGATGCGCCGAAAAATTCTGGCAAACACACCGTTGCGTATGGCGCTCACTGTAGGCGATCAGCCAACGCTTGCCATCCTTGTCGCGCAACGTGATTTCATACGCCGTCGCTTCGTACATCGCCGCCTCCTATGCCGCGCTGTTCTGATGTTCGATCCATTTCGGCGCATCTGCCGGGTTTATTGTGATCGTGATTCCCGTGTCCTTCCCGCAGAAATGGCTATGGCGAACCATGCAAGCGCCTTGCGGAACCGCTACGCTCTGTCCTTCGACTTGCCGCGAGTCCCATGGCGCCATTGCGTTGTACTTCGCCGATGAACCAAGTGCTTCGCCGCTTAACGTGCAAGCGCGGTACTGACTCCGTGACCCGCCGGACCAATTCAGATCCAACAGACAGACTTGTTCGCGGAACTCTACGCGGAATTTCTTACCGCGATATTCTGGGAACGTGGCCGCGACGATCGGCGCTACTTCGGCTTTGCGTACTGTAATCGGTGGCTGATATGTCATTTCCGTTCTCCCGTTCTGACAATCCCATCATACGCCGCGCTATCGCCATGTCAACACAAATCGCACAACAGCCCCGCTTGCAATCCTCGCAAATCCGCGTTATATGCGCCCTCATGCCCCAAACACAGCGCCAACAAAAGCCAAGTCGCAAAGTTGGGAGACCAACTAATTACAGACCTGAAATGGTTGAACAGGTAAAGAACCTGGCGCTCCTCGGCCTTAACCAACAACAAATGGCAGCTAAACTTGGTGTATCGCCAAGACGCTTCGCAACATATTGCAAGCTACATCCTGAATTTGGGCAATCCGTAAAAAGCGGGGGCGAAATAGCTGATGCGCAAATAGTGCGTAGTCTTTATGAGCGAGCTAAGGGTTACTCGCACGACGCGGTCAAGATACTTATGCCGCAGGGAGCCGAAGCGCCGATCTATGCGCCTTATGTCGAGCACTATCCGCCCGACACAGCGGCCGCGTTTATCTGGCTGAAGAACCGCCGTAGGTTTGAATGGTCAGATCGTCGCGAGGTTGAACACACTGGTTCGGTTGAACATCGCCTTGGGCAAATGGCTGATGATCAACGCGAGGATCATATCTGGACGCTGGCCGAACGCGCTGGCATTGTAATTGACCATGACGCACAAGATTTCGAGGATGAGGAGTCGGGTAATGCCGAAGCTGACGATAGCGTTTAGCGATGGCGAGTTAGTGCAATTGCGCAGGTTTTGCTTGGAGCAGGCTTGCCGTTTCTGTCATACAGCTACCGCTGATGCCGCCGTTGCTATGGCTGGTGCCTTTGAAACCTATCTGCTAAGCGAGCGCGTCGAGGATGACGGTGAATGGTCCGAGTGGGCAGTGTCCGATGTCGCGGCGCACAACGGCGAGATCGCAAGCGACGCTGCGGCAGACACACGTGATGCTGCCTGAGCAATTCCCAAAACCATGCTGCGGCGCACAACGATGGGTATGCAACGATATCAATAGCTTAGAATACGCCGCACCGACCGTTAAGTGTTATTAATGGCTAGGCGATGGTGCGATGCAACGAAGGCTGCGAATAGGGGATGACTGGCGCGAGGCAGTGAGCTTAGGCTCGCTCGCCATATTGATTATGATGCTGCTCGTTGTCTCGTTGTGGCCATAGCGGAGGATCGGATAAGTGTTTGGTTTCATTGACAACGATCAGCCTTGCTGCGGTCGCCATGAAGCGCTAGCGGCTGCTGGCCAGCCCTGCGCATGCCAGGTCAGATCCGACCCCCCACCGCCGGCGGGTACCCCCCCGCAGCCACAGGCAGTCCCAGACGCGTGCGTGTCCCCCTCGCCAGAAATTGCAGGTACGGGGGGAAATAGCCTAGTTCAGCGGTATGGGAAGTCGCTGGCGAGTCAGTGGGAGAAGATTTTTGCGGGTGATGATTACGTTCGGCGATGTGGCGCGGTCGTTGGAGTACAGGCTGATGCTGAGGCGCGTTATCTTGGTCTAGCGCGACTTCGGACAGAAGGGGGTACTGTTGATTTTGATCCCGCCGCACCCCTGCACACGGCGCAAGAAACAGCAGAAATAGAGGCGGCGACTGCGGCTGGCGAGGCTCTTCGCGATGCTGTGATCGCTGGATTGCGTGAGCGAGGCTGGCCGACACCACGCGAGCAGAATCCGAACGGAGAATTTCTGACTACTTGCTTGGTGTGGGGTGCTGACGCTTACCCGCAGGTCTGGCTTGCCAAGTTATGCGATACGTTTGGCTATGAAGCCGCTGACGACCAAGAGAGCGGTTCGGCGTCGTTTGGAGACAACGCGGATGCCGCTCGCGTCATTGAGGCGATAGACCGCCTGCGGTGGGTGATTGGGCTGCCGCCGCAGGGGCTGTTCCCATTGCCCTACAAACTGCCGGACGATCTCAAGCGAGCGCTGGAGGATGTTACCGGCATCTCTGTGAGGCATATCAGCGCCGAACCCGGCAGCGCCGAGATGCGCGCGCCGCGACTATTGGTCTTCCCGAGTCCCTGCGACCAGACGGCTCCCGAACATCTTCTGTCTGAGCGAGATGGGCGGCTGATCTGCTCGTGCCATTTGCCGCGCAAGTCGCTGCTGTTGGACACGATGATTGGTGAACAGGCGATCGGGTTGGGAGAGACGTTCACGGCGGGCTGCGGGCCAATAGTTGTTGATGTGCCGTTGGTGGCTGACGCGTTCGCCACTGGGATTTTCAACCCCGTGGGCGGTTCGGAGAAGCGACGTGAGGCGGATGAGCGGGCGGGATATGTTCCGCTGCCCGTAAAGCCGCAGCGTGAGGAGCGCCCCTATATACCAACGAAGTGGATCGGTGGGGGCGAGTAGTGACCTGCACGCACATCTACAACCCAGAGACGCGGCGGTGCGCGAATTGTTTTGCGGAGTTGCGAGGCAATGTGTGGGGTCCGCCGATGAGCGCGGAGGATGCGATGACGGTGGACCTAGCGCGGATAGAGCGGGAGCATGCGGATTTATTGAAGGATTTGCCGCGACGGTATCTAGTACGGCATGTCTGAATTTAACGGTCGCGAGCGAGCCAACAGGTATTGGGCGGAGGTACGGGCGGGGACGCGGCCGGCGCCGAACCACCATAAGGGGCATCGGGCGCGAGTACCGAGAGCGCCGCGCGAGGCTGGTGGCAGCGACAAGCGGCTGGACGCGTTGATTGATGCTGTGTCGGCGTTGGTGCGGGCGCAGACGATGTTCATGGAGCAGTTGACGGGATTGATCACGAAGACGGCGAACCCGCTTCGACCAATACAGGAATTTTCTCTCGCTGGTGTATCTGCCCCAGTTGAAACCGACCCCCCGCCCCTTTCTGAGCGCGCGGTTGTAATAGGCGGCGAGGATGTGTCTGACATATCAGAAAATAATTTGGTGGGAGACACGGTAGAGTCGATGTTGACTGAGTTGGCGGAAGACGTAGAGGAAGTCCCGCCGCCACCGGACGCGAACGGCATGTGGGATCTGTGGGAGCGCCGGTTGGGGTTGTATCAGAGTTCGCGGCTGTGGCAGCCCGCGTGGGGACCGCGACCGGGGCAGCCTGGGTGTGAAGTGCCGGCTGGCATGTTGGGGGGAGCCGAAGCGGCTCGATAGTTGCCCATGCCCGGCGGTCAATTAATTCTCCGACCAAACCCCAACGTCGATCGGAAAAAGCTAAAGCCGCTCACCAAGGAAGAGCAGATCGAGCTTGCGATCCTGCTGGAGATGAGGGCGAACAAGCAGGAAAAGGAGAATTGCGAGCGGTCGCTGATTGAGTTCATGCGCCATGCGTGGAAGGAAATTGGTGAGACGCAGACATTAGAAATTAATTGGCATCATATAGAAATCGCCAAGAAATTACGGCAAATAAGAACGGGAAAGATAAGAAATCTCATTATCAACATACCTCCGAGGCACACAAAGCCGGTCAGTATAGATGAAATGGTATTGACGGACATTGGACCAATAAGATTGGGAGACATTAAAGTTGGTGATCGTGTACTGACGCATAGGGGACAATATAGACCTGTCACGGCGGTTCATGAACAGGGATTGTTGGATGTCATAGCGGTAGAAACATTTCAGGGACGCCGAGCAAAGGTGGCGCCAGATCATCCGTTTTTAACCACGCGTGGTTGGGTAGCCGCCGGGGAATTAAAGACGACAGATATTTTGGCAGCGGTGGGCGGAGATGCGACGGGGAGCGAAGTTGTGTCCCCAAGCATGTCAACGGAAGAAGCGCGTTTTTTGGGATATTTGATCGGTGATGGTTCTGTTAAATACACAGGAATTTCGTTTACGGGGAATGAAGAAGAAATCCTGGATGATTTTGAACGATGCGCACACGCGCTAGGATTTGAGACTAAACGACGGACACGGGTGGGTACCTGTACGGCGATAGGAGTCCATTCTAACCGAAGTGGGCGTCTGCAGGAATTTCTAGGGGGCCATGGCTTGCGTGGTTCTGACAGTTATACCAAACGAGTTCCCGCCGCTGTGTTGCGGGCGAACAATACGATTATATCAAATTTTGTTGGGGCGTATGCCAGTTGTGACGGATATTTTGCAGTAAAGCATAGAAATGATACACGACTAAGCCACGAAGCGAAAATGACTACTGTATCAGAAGGTTTGGCTAGGGATATTCAACATTTGTGTCTACGAATAGGGATCAATACTCGTATTCGTCGCCGTGTGGCAAAACTTGAAAGCAAGCGACAGCCGGGAGGGTTATACACATCATTTGATGTGGGGGCCACTGATGAAACGAATGTTAGCAAATTCAAATTTTTGCCAGGTCTTTGCGAAAGGAAAAAAAGAGCGATAGAGGCAGCAACGCCTCGGAGTTTCCACACTGTCCTTCATCCTGATCCCGTTCTTAGCATCGTTGGCGCAGGCAAGGCGGAATGTAGATGCCTGACCGTTAAAGAAGACGAGAGTTTTACGGTTAATGATTTGGCTGTTCATAACAGCAATTTGGTCAATATTATCTTCCCAGCATGGCTATGGATACAGCCAGAAGCGAAATGGGGGCCTCTTTCTGGCCCTCATGTGAAGATTTTGTCTGTGTCATACGGTTCTATTCTTTCAGAGGAACTTGCCGTTAAGATGCGACGACTGGTTATGGGGGAATGGTATCAAAAACATTGGGGTAAACAAGTAAAAATACTGCCGGATCAGCAGAGCAGAGCCAACTTCGGCAATACTGCTGGTGGTGAGCGCATGTCAAGTTCAATCGAAGGCGGCCTGTTGGGCCGTGGCGGAAATTTAATAATCTGCGACGATCCCCAAACTCGCAGAGGTGCGGATAGTGAAATGGAGCGCAATGCTTCAATTCGTGGTATGAGTGATTTGACAACTCGTATTACAGATCCGCGCACGTCTGCACGAATATTGATCATGCAAAGATTACACACTCTTGATGCAACAGATTGGGCACTAAAAAACTGGCCAGAAGACACTGTACACTTGATGTACCCGGCCAGATTTGATCCTGATCGAGCATGCCAAGGAGACCCAAGAACAGAGCGTGGAGAATTACTTTGGCCAGCAGTGTGGACCGATAGTGCTCTCAAGCAAATAGAGCAAGGATTACGTGCTCTTGATGGCGATCGTCTTACGGAATACAGTGTAGCAGGTCAGTTACAACAGCTTCCTATACCAAAAGGCGGCGGAATTATTAAGGCAGAGTGGTTGGAACCGTGGCCTCCATTATTGCCTGATGGAACGTTTCCGCAAGACATGATCCGAAACGGCCGGATACAGTATCCTGCGTTGGAATATGTCGTGGCATGGGTGGACACGGCGTTTACCGAGAGACAGCAGAATGATCGAAGCGCGATGTTGGTGTTTGGTGTGTTCAGGGCGGAGGGCAAGGGGCGCATCGTCCCTAATGGGGACGGTACATATATTCGAGAGGCTGATGACTACGGGTTTCCAAAGGTGTTGTTGCTTTATGGATGGACCAAGCGGCTAGAGTTACATGGACCGCCCGATGAATTGCCTTCTGGTGTGACGGCAGAGGAATGGCGTTCGCCGCGATATCGAGAACAGCGGCAAGCCAACTGGGGATTGGTGGAATGGGTTAATGACACCTGCCGACGCTATAAAGTCGAATATCTTGGGATTGAGACTCAGGGCCAAGGGCACGGTTTAGAACAAGAATTACGACGGCTTTTTTCTGATCAGACATGGGCAACAGAGTTAAAGGCCGCACGTGGGGACAAATGGGCGCGCGCTCATGCAGTACAGTGGATATTTTCGTCACACCAACTCTATATTCCGATGTATGAAGATGGAACGAGACCCGTCTGGTGCGAACCATTGATTGAGGAAATTTGCTTATTTCCTAGAGGAAGACATGACGACACCATGGACGCTTGTAGTGGTGCTCTCAAACATCTAAGCGATATCGGCATCTTCGAGCGCCGCGAAGCTTGGGACAAGGGCGAAGAGCAGTCGATGACGTGGCCGACGCAACGTGCTCGCGCGTTGCCCTACGACCTATAAAATGTATAATTTCCCTTGTCCTATTTGCGGGGATGTCGCCGAGCGACAGATGTGGATGCTGGGGCAGGATGGTCTGGCGGTCACTGCGCGACAGAAATGCGCTGACTGTGGCGCGAATTTTGTTATAACGGCGACGATAGAGAAGGGCCAATGGGTAAATCTAAGTGGGGAGTCATTGAAATACTTAACGGATAAGCGGTTGCGTGATGGGATAATGCGTGGCGTGACGGTACGGGCAGAAATATTTAGAGATGATTTGATACGGGTATATTTGGGATTTTGTAATAGTGGAACTCGTAAGATGTTTCCCGGTTGGCGGGTGAGGGGTACTGAGATAATAAATGTTAAAAACGGTTCAACTCTCTTTTTAGGTGGACCGAATATTGATTATGACGACGCGTTAGCGCTGGCAAAAAAGAAAATCGCGACGATCCGGCGCGGCGTAATGGCGATGTCGCGGAAGGGGCTTGCAGAATATCCGTTAGAGGCACACTCTTAGTGGAGCGCTCGGGGCGCCGATTAGCTGCATGATGTCATCTCCGCTGAGATGATGTGCGGCAAGGCACACCGATGTCCGATCTGCCGGCCTTTTCACGTAACCAGCGACTAGAACCTGACACCGATCCTTTCGCGTCGGGAGAGAATGATGTCGGCTCGTTGGTGTCGTTGGTTGAAGACGCAGCCGACGCGGCGATTCAGAATTCGGACGGCACGGTATCGATCCCGACCGAGGATGGTGGTGTTGTCATTCAGCTAAACCCGCGCCCGACGCGGGCGGATGATGGCGAAGACAAGTTTTACGATAATCTTGCTGAGAAACTGGACGATGGTGAGCGTGGGCGGATCGTAGAAGAGGTTCTGCGCGGTATTGAGGCGGACGATCAGTCGCGGCAGGAGTGGCTGGAGAACCGTGCCGAGGGCATAAAGATGCTCGGCACGCTGCTGGAGAAGGCGACTGGCGATATTGGAAATTCGACGGGTCCGTTTGAGGGAATGTCCACGATCCGCCACCCGCTGTTGTTGGAAGCGGTTGTGCGGTTTCAATCAAATGCGGCGGCTGAGCTTTATCCGCCCGCTGGTCCGGTCAAGGTGCGGGATGACCGCCCGACAAAGCCGGGAGGCGTTACTGAACAGCCGGGGGTTGGGCATAACGGCGGGCCGCCGTTAGATGATCCCAATCTCGTGGCGGCAGCGCAGGCGGGGCGCGAGGAACTAGCAGAAGCGCTGGAACGTGGGTTTAACCACAATCTGACGGTTGTGGACCGTGGGTACCGTCCCGACTCAGTGCGGATGCTGTTCTGGGTTGGGTTTGGCGGGTGTGGGTTCAAAAAGGTTTATGACTGCCCGATCCGTGAGCGGCCGATCAGTCGGTTTGTTGATGCCGCTGATATCATTGTTAGCAACGCGGTTTCAGATCACCGCGACGCGGGGCGGGTGACGCACCGGCTCATCATGCGGCAGGCGATGGTGCGCAGGATGCAGATCGCGGGTGTGTACCGCGATATTGATTTGCATCAGCCGCAGTTTCAGCCCAACGCGGTGGACGAGGCGCAGGCTGCGGCACAGGGGTTGGAACCGATACCGCAGCGGCAGGAAGATCAGCCGCGCACGATTTACGAAAGTTATGTCGAACTTGACATCCGGGGGTATGAACACAAGCGGAAGGGAGAACCGACTGGTATCCCTCTGCCGTATAAGGTGTCGATCGATAAGGACGCGCGGGAATTATTGGAACTTCGCCGGAATTGGGATGAAGAGGACGACACTTATCAAGCGCGACAAGTCTTCGTAAAGTACGGGTTTATCCCTGCGATGGGATTTTACGATCTGGGCCTTCTGAATTTGTTGGGAAATGGCGACAAGGCGCTGACGGCTGCTTGGCGAGAGGCGCTTGACGCTGGGATGTTCGGGAATTTCCCTGGGTTTATCTACAACGAAGGCATTATCCGTAACTGGACAAACCAGAACCGTATCCCGCCAGGCGGTGGTCTTGGCATCAAGGGCGTAGGGAACCTGCCGCTTGATCAAGTCATCAAACCGTTGCCGTACAAGGATGTCGGCCCCGGCTTTGTTGCGTTTACCCAGCACGTCGAACAGCGCATGGATCGCGTGGCGGGAACGGCGGAGATGCCTGTCGGCGAGGGGCGCCAAGATGCGCCTGTGGGCACAACACTGGCGCTGATCGAACAAGCGACAAAGGTTCTGGCGGCGGTTCATATTGGATTACATGCCGCACAGGCCGAAGAACTCGAACTTTTGAAGGAACGCTACAAGAAAAATCCCGAGGCGTTCTGGAAATGGAACAAAAACAAAAAGCGGGCCTTTGATTGGGAAACCGAATTATTCCTGCGTGCGCTTGACGATTTCGAATTGGTGCCGGCGGCAGACCCGAACACCGCATCGCATTTGATCCGCCTCATCAAATGTCAGGCGGTGAAGACCATCGCTTCGATGCGCCCCGATTTATACGATATGCAAGCGGTTGACCGCTGGATATTTGAAATGATCGGCGTGTCCGATCCTGACAAATTCTTTTTGCCGCCTCAACCCGAACAGCCGCAGATGGACCCGAGCGCTATGGCGGCGCTGGCGGCGCTGCAAGTTAAATCGGCACAAAATCAACAGCAGGCCGCTACTAAAACACAGGAAATTCAGCAGCGCGCCCAAGAAGCGGCGTCCGAACATCAGGCGAAGATGGCGGAAATTCAAGCGAATGCCGCTGCAGATGCCCGCGATCAGAATGCAAGAGCGCAGGAGGCGGCGCTAGAGTCGGCTGATAGAGCGGCCGATCGCAAGGCACAAGAAGAACGTGAGCAAGCGAATTTACAAATGGATTTGATTAAGCAAGGGCAGCAACATCAACACGAAGCATCTCAACAACGGGCGCAGCAGAACGCGCAACAGCCAATTGGTCCTGGAGGCGGGTTAGGACTTGTTCGGCACCCTGACCCATCCCCATTTTGATGACGTGGCGGAAACAGTGTTGATGTGGTATAGGCTGCGAAATCGTTGGAGTGCGTGATGGCAAGAAAATCGCTGGAAATAGGGCTTGGCCCTTCCGAGCAAAGGACGCCAGAGATTAGCAAACCCTTTGCGGGTGGCGGGCGGCGCGCCGATCTCAATGGGGGATATGACCAGCGTGCTGCTGCTAATCGCGATTGGGAAATTCAATTAACCAGAAATTCTAGACAGGATCGCGAGGCTGTCGGGCAAAAAACGGATACCGGCTGGGTGGGTACGGGTCTCGGTCATCCGCGAGGGAGGAAATAATGTCTGAGCACAAACATCTGCGCGAAGAGGCGACTCGGCAGCACTCCCACAGAATTCACGAGATCCGACGCGCTCATGGTGGCGGCATTTCTGGCGCTCGTGATGATCGCGTAATGGTGATCAAAGGGGTGCACCAGCATGAGAAGGCCGATCACCCCGGCAAGCCACTGACAAAATTGAAACTCGCTGATGGGGGCGTGGCTGAAGGTCACGCTGGTCGCAAGCGCATGGATCGTGCGGGGCGCAGGAAGCGCGATGACGGTGGTTCCGCTGGGGTCAATCAGGCGATGAATCCCAGCAACAACGCCGCTCAACAGGCGATGCAGAGCGCGATTGACGCTGGCTTAGCTAATTCGATCAATAATCCGAATCAGCCCAAAGCCACTGGTCAGAAGCGTGGCGGACGCGCCAAACGGCAGGCTGGTGGCGGTATGCCGATGGGTGTGGGAGCCATGGGCATGGGTGGGGGCATGGGCGGAGGTCAAATGCAACGCCCTGGCCTTCCCGGTCCTGGCATGGCTGGTCCTGGGATGGGCATGGGTATGCGCCCTGGCATGGGCGCCCCCGGAGGGAATATGCCGCGTCCCGCGCCGACTGCGGCACAAATGCCTCAGCCAAGTATGATGGGGCCAGGGCAGACCGCGCCGACTGTCAGTGCCCCCGGAGGTCCAACACCAGGCGCAATTGGGACTCCCCGTTTTGTCGGGCAAAAGCGTGGCGGCAGGGCAAAAGAGGAAGATCGCGAACATCGCCGCGCGCATGGAGGCAGAAGCGGCAAAGGCAAGGCGGGGCATGTAAACGTGATTGTGGCGACTGGTGGCGCTGATCGCCCCCCGATGCCAGCCGGTCCCATACCCGCAGCGGGCGGCATGCCGCCGCCTCGGCCACCAATGCCGCCGCCGGGGCTTGGAATGGGCATGCCCGGCGGCATGCCGACAGCGGGGATGCCGATGGCTCCCGGCGCGGGTATGGGAATGGCTCGTCCACCGATGGCTCCGGGGATGCCGGGCATGCCGATGCGCGCCAAAGGTGGTCGCGTACCAAAAGCCGCCGCTGGTGCGCTCAGTGCCGAAGGGCGATTGGCGCGGGCGAAGATGAAAATCGAAAGTGAAAATGCGGCGGGCGATTATTAGCCATAACAAGCCCGGTATGGGGGCTGCGTTCTGGACCGAGCGTAAGAAGACGGCGGAAGAACGGATGTCGGCGATTGATGAATCGCCGCCCGCATGGCGGGCGCTTGTCAACGAATATGGCTTGGAGCCAGTCGTAGAACTGGCGAAGTCGGGAATGACTGATGCAAAACGTGCTCAATGGTATCTTGACAGGTCACGGAAACAATATTAGGTAGCGTTTTGTTACTTTGGCGAACATCGAGCTTGGCGCTCGGGTAAGCCGCCGCTCGGCGCGGCATAGCGGTTGTCGCCTTGTTCTTCACAGACAATCGCGGGCAAGATCGTCATCCTCGTTTGGAGGCTGATTTGATCGGTGCTGCGCGCGTGTTCTTTTCCCTATCCAATATTGCTGAACGGTTGACGTTGCCCGAAGGCCATCGGGTGGAAATTGTCGCCGCTGCGGATCATCGCCAAGGTCTTGTGCTAACGATTATTGGCGAAGGGCTGCCTGTCGCCGATCCGTTTGACCCGCCGCACAGCATGACCGCTGAAACATATTTCGCGGGCGGCGGCCATCGCCCAGATCCGCAACCTCAAGAATACACCCCTGTAAAAGCCGTCGTGACGCCGAGCGACCCGAAGCGTTGGCCGAGATTCCCCGGCGAAGAGTTGAATGCGACGGGAGATGGCACGCTGCTCGATCCAAAGAAAACCCGGTTGCCGTTCTTTGTTGGAACCCCCGAGAATAAATGATCGGCGGGTATACCCCTTGGTTTCATGAAGAACTGGCCCGCCGCGTGGAAAAGCTTATTCATGAGCGCGAAGATTCACTGGGTCGCGGCGCGGCAGGAGACTTTGCAGACTATCGCTTTGCTTGCGGGTTCTTTGATGGGTTGCGCACAGCAATGGAACTAGCGGACGAGATCAAACAGGACGTGGAGCGGGGATGAGCGACGCATTAGTTACGCCGAGCATGAACCTTGTCGGCATGGATGGTCGGGCCATCGTCGGCCAGCGGAAATGGTTTGATGCCGAAGATGATGTAAAAGAGTTCATCTTTGAGAAATTAGGCGATCTTGACGATATCGAATTGTTCTTCAACGATGTGCTGGTGGCGAAATATATCCGCTCGCAGATCGGTGCCGGACTCATTGCTGCCGCCGAAACGCAGCGCGAGGATGTGTGGCAGGGCGTAATCGGTCTTGTGCTCAAAACTGGTCCGACAGCCTTTGTCGATGACGCGAATAACAAATTCCACGGTCTCAAAGTAGAGCGCGGCGATTGGGTGCTCTATCGCAACTCGGACGGCTGGGACAAAGACGTGGCGATGCTTAACGAACGCACGCAATTTGTTAAGTGCCGCGTCATTCAGGACGCGCACATTAGGGGTCGGGTGAAATATCCCGGCCGTTTGCTTTAGGGGGCCGATAAATGTCTGACGCCATATTGCGCGAGCCGACAAGTGCCGCTGTTGATCAAGGTACGCGAGCGGCTGAGACGCCAGAGGCGGAAGTTCAGACCGAGGAAGATGTTGTCGCGTCTCTAAAACGGCAGCTTGAAGAGCTTGAGGCGCGCGATTCCGAAAAGGAAAAAGCGCTGCAGGCGGAACGTGATCGGGCAGCGAGTGCGGAACGCGCACGTCAGGCGGCCGAGGCTCGCGCGACAGAGGCGACGAATGCCGCGCACCATGCGACGACAGAGGGACGCCGTTCAACCGAGCAAGCGCAGTTTGACGCGATCGGTAACGCGCTAAATGCCCAAACTGGGAAACTGGAGACGCTGGAACAGCAATTAGCCGCCGCGCACGGTGCGGGAGACTTTGCTGCTGTCGCCAAGATCAATCGGGAGATGGCCGTTATCGGCGGTCATATTGCTCAGCTAGAGGCCGGGAAGGCAGAACTCGATGCGCGGATTAAAAATCCGCCTGCTGATACGGGGCGGCAGCCGCAACAGCAACCAAGCGCCGATGAAGCGCGGGAACAATTCATTCAAGCACGCCCGCCATTGGTACAGGATTGGTTGCGCTCCGCCGAGGGTTCGCGATTTTTTTCGGATCAGAATTTCCAGCGCCGCGCCATAGCCGCCGCACAGTATGCAGAAAACAACAAAGGCATCCCTTCGTACAGCCAGGATTATCTAGATTTTATCCGCACTGAGCTTGGCTTGATACAGAGACAGCAAGAAACGCCAACGAGCCAAACGAATGTCACCGCGCAACCCGGTGGGCGGAACGCCGAAGATGCCCGACAAGCCGCGCGCATGACTACCGCACCAGCGGGGGGCGCCGTCAATGGTTCGGTTCGGACCAACGCGGGTGTTACCGAAGTCTATCTCACGCGTGAAGAAAAAGAACAGGCGCGCCGCGACGGTATTCCTGAAAGCGAATATGCGCGGCACAAAGCCGATTTGATTAAAGAGGGTCGCATTGGACCGGGGGCACGATGAACTTGAGTATTCCAACTGGCGTCAAGGATATCGACACGCTCATGGCGTGGCTCGATACATTATCCACGCCGTGTCGGGACGTTACTGAAGAGGAAATTAGGGCGGGTGATGGGAATTGGGTCAGTATCGGCTTCGGTTCGGTTGTCACTGGCGAGACGTTGAAAGATGATCCAAGCGCTAGAGAAAAGGCTGAGACGCGTACTGCCGAAACTCTTTCCTTTTTGCTACTTGGTTTTGTCACCGCTTCGCCGCAGGGTGTTGTGTGGAGAGTACGACCGGAGTTGCGATGGAAGACCGATCCAATCACGGGGAACGGTATAACAAGCGCCTACGTGCGCTTGGGGACAGAAAATAAAACATTGAGTCGGGGTTCGATAAATGAGCGATAAAATCCTTTACGAAACTGAAGCCAAGGCTGTTCAACGCGATCCGCGTGCCAATGTGCGTGCCACGGCGCCGCGCGAGGCGATAGCGCCGACATCGGGCGAACGGTTGCACCGCCGCCGCCGCAACAGTAACCCGTTTGAGATCGGCAACCTCGCCCCGCCGGGGTTTACCTACGAATGGAAACGCGAGGAAGTCTACGGGCAAAAAGACACCACGCACTGGATTGAGATGCGCGAGAATCATTGGCGCCCAGTGCCGGCGGCGCGCCATCCTGAACTTGCGGTAGGCGGAGACACAATCATCAAACGTGGCGGGACCATCCTCTGCGAGCGGCCCAAGTATTTGACCGAAGAAGCACAGATGGAGCAGCTACAGGACGCGCTCGATCCTGTGCAGAATATGCAAGAAATCATGTACGGGTCAAAGCCGGGGCAGTTGACGCGCGATCATCCTTCGGTTCGCCGAGTAGCAAGCGTCCGCCAGCAATTCGCTCCCGGTGAGCCAGTCAATGAAGGCGCGGAAGGGTTGTCTTCCGAACCGTAATCCCTTGCGCCCCTTGACAACAGAAAAAAACACGCGAATTATCAGCCGCGCATAAGGTTGCGCTCGTCAGGTTCGCGGAGGGCCTGACAGTTAAATTTCTGGTTCTTCCGACACAAGAACCGAAAGTGTGGCGGCCCGCGAAACGGCGGCCTTCACCCTCCCGCACATCCCAGATCGGTCAGGGGTAGACGGACAAATCGGGAATTTCGCCCCGATGGCAAACGTCTTAGCACCCTATGGGTTCGCCGTCGCCGGGAGGCAAGACGGTGCCTCGTGGTCGGCCAACCAGACCCAATATCAGATTCTTTACACCAACACGCACTCGATCTACACGGGCGATGTCGTGGTGATGCTGTCGAGCGGGTATATTGATACCCTGACTCCGGGCACCACACCGCCTCTCGGGATCTTTGCGGGGTGCAATTACATCTCGGCCTCGCAGGGCAAGCTTGTTTACTCGCCCTACTACCCCGGCGCGGACCAGATCACCAACGGCATCGTCAACGCGCTCATCATTGACGATCCCAATGTGACCTTCAAGGTTCAAACCAGCAACTCGGCCGGCGCGACGGTTCTCGTCACGCAGGCGATGGTTGGCATGAACGCGCAGTACGCGAACGGCACTGGTTCTACCTTAAACGGTCAGAGCGGCGCCTACATCGACTTGCACACCACGCCAACGACAACTTCGACTTTTCCGTTCCGCATCCTAGCGTTGATTGCCGATCCGCCGGGAGACAACGGAACCGACCTCACGACTCCTTATGCTTCCTTGCTTGTGGGCTGGAATAACCAGTTCTACAGGCAGTTGACGGGGATCTAACCAATGCCGGTAGCACTTCAACAGATCCGCGACCTGCTGTTCCCTGGCCTGCGAGCCGTTACCGGGAAATACCAGCAGATCCCCCGTCAGTACGACAAGATCTTCCAATACATCAAGTCGGAACAGGCGGTTGAGCGCACGGCGGAAAACCGCTATTTGCCGCTCGCTCGTCTGAAGACTGAGGGCGGAACCGCCTTTTTCGACAATAGGGCGGGTGAGAGATTCGTTTGGAATCAATCACATCTGGAAATCTCGCTCGGTTACGCGATCACTCGTCCCGCGATCGACGACAATCTCTACAAGACGCAATTCAATCCCTCGAACCTCGGCCTGCAGGAATCCTTCAATCAAACTAAGGAAATCTACGCAGCCAGCGTCTTCAACCTCGGCAACGTCTACAACGCTGCAGTCGGTGGCGATGGCCAGCCGTTGTTCTCAACCGCGCATCCGATCGATGGCGGATCTTACGCCAATGCTTTCACGACTGCGACCGATCTTTCCGAGACTTCGTTGCTCTCGGCCATGATCAGCATCCGTCGCCAGTTCGTCGATCAGGCGAATTTGAAGCAGTACGCCCGTGGCAAGATGCTGCTCATCCCGCCTGAGCTTGAGCCAGTCGCCATTCGACTACTCGAAACTCCGATGCGGCCCGGTACCGGCGATAACGATGTCAATGCTATCCGCTCGACAACTGGTGGTCTGAAAGAAGGTTACTTTGTCGATGACTTCTTGACCTCGCCCTATGCTTGGTTCCTTTTGACGAATGTTCCGGGGCTAGCATATATGGAGCGTATCCCGTTTGAAATGAGTATGGAAGTTGAATTCTCGACCGACAACCTCCTGTGCAAGGGGTACGAGCGCTATTCACTTTCGTATTACAATCCCCGCGCAACTTTTGGAACGTATCCTACTTCATAACCACTTGCAAGTGGTTGTTAATACTAGGGTAAATACCGAAAGTTAGTCAGGCTATGTGAAATTTTATTGTTGACGACAGGAGAAAAAGTGAGTAACGTACACGTCATCGCCAACCTGTATCCAGGAGCCGTGGAGATGACGAGCGCTATTCCTGTTGAACGCCTTCGTGAACTGTTTTCTTATGATCCGCATGCGGGCAGGTTGACGTGGAAAACATCAACCTCACATCGGATTAGGATCGGCGATGAAGCTGGCGCTGTAGCCGCTAACGGGCGGCTCTATGTCGGCGTAGATGGCTATCGTGTTTTGGCCCACCGTATTGTATGGGCGATTACATATGGCGAATGGCCAGAGGGTAACGTTGCGCCAGAAAACGGCGACTATCTTGATCTTTGTTTATCAAATCTGAAATTGCAAACCGCTGCGGAAACGGCTCGAAAGGGCGGATTACGCAAGGGGAATAAGAGCGGGAGTCGTGGTGTTACGTGGGATGCGGCGCGGGGGAAGTGGTTGGCGACGATCACGCGCGACTATAAACTGAAGCATCTCGGAAGGTTTTCTACAAAAGAAGAGGCGGCGGCAGCTTTTATTGCGGCAGCAGAGGAGTATGGTGTCGCCGCTGCAAGTGAGCGTGAAGCATCTTTTGTGGCTGCCCACGCAATCGCTCGCGGACAGGCGGCTTGGGATCACGCTTGCTGAATATCAGGATATGCTTGTTGCCCAAAATGGCGTATGTGCAATCTGTAAGGAACCGGAAACCGCACAACGGAATGGGCAGACTAAGTGGTTAGCGGTGGATCACGATCATTCTCGCGGAAGGGGGCGACATTCGGTGAGGGGTCTTTGCTGCACGAATTGCAATCCCGGTTTGGGATATTTCAAAGATAACCCCGAGCTTCTTCTCGCTGCTGCAGAGTATCTCGAATCATTTGCGGCACGGACGAACGTGGTGCCGCTGAAGAAGGACGCCTCCTAATGGGCATAACTGCACACAAGGGTCCGTTTGTTGGCTTTGGCCAGAGTGTGCCATCGGGCCAGGGATTGGGTCAGGCGTCGGATTACAACGGATCGCGTTCGCCGAGCCTGTGGGATCAGGGTTGCGGGATCATGGACCCGCGCAAGCCGTATTGCTATTCGCCGGGTGCGGCGGCGGGCGGGTTGGCGGAAGGGGAGCGTGGTGCGTATGGTTGGTGGGGCATGGGGCGCTTTGAGTGCCTGAATGCGGTTCCGACGACGCTGAGCACGACATCGATGGCGGCGGCGCAGGTACCGAGCGCGGGCGTGCCGCTGACGCTGGTAACGACCTCGGGTGGCGGGATTACGGTTGGTCAATCGATCACGCGGGCGGATACCGGGGCGACGGTAACGGGGCTGCTGTTGATCGATGCGGCGCAGGTACCGCAGCAGAATGCGTCGGTTGGCGGGAATATCTTTTGGGCGCCGGGAACGGCGGTTGCGCGGGCGGTTTCGATCGCGTCGGTGGGTAATGATTCGGCGGCGACCTTTACGGTTCGCGGGTTTGATCTTTACAACTATCCGATGACGGAGACCATCACCGGGTCGAACGCCGTGACAGCGACGGGAAACAAGGCGTTCAAGTACATCCTGTCGATTACGCCTGCGGGCACGTTGTCGGGATCGAATGTGAGTGCGGGGCAGAGCGACACGTATGGGTTTTTCCTGCGGATTGATCACTTTCAGTTCGCGACGATTTGGTGGCCGGATACGACGCTTGTGGCCTCACCCACGGGCTTTACTGTGGCTGATACGACAAGTCCGGCGACGGCGACGACTGGCGATGTGCGTGGAACTTACGCGCTACAGGGTACGGCCTCGAATGGGGTGCGCCGGTTGGTGCTTTATGATCATGTCGGTGTCGGCAATATGGGCACTGCGACAGGTTTATGCGGTGTAACGCAATTTGCGGACTTTTAGGGTGAAGCAGATGAAGCTAAAACGCCTCGCCCTTGCCGGTTGGTTTGCTGTCGCGGTTGCCCCGCTCGCGTGGGCGGCGATTTATACCGACACGCTGACTGTTGCGGCACCGCCGGCTATCCCGCTCGTCATGGCGAACATGAAGACCGTTGCGGGTCTTCAGATGACGGGTTCGGCGAGCAGCACGAATTTTGGCTTGGTCTACACGCCCGGCACAGGCACGTATTTGATTGGGACTGCAACGAGTTCGGGTTCGACATCGAATGTCGCGTCTTACGATTACGTGGTGCCATTTTACGAGAACCCCGGCAACAATCTGACGGTTGGGATTTTGTGCTATTACGCCAACAGCAGTAGCACGGCTTCTGTTCATACAATGACGGCTGCGGCGTATTTGAATAATACGACTGCGGGAACGCAGGGTTCGACGTTGATCGCTTCGGGGCAGGTGGTTTGCCCAATTACGACGCCGACGACACAGAATGTGACGCTGACTGGCGCGACTTTGGTGCCGGGTTCGTATCTGACACTGACGTTCTCGGCGGCGGTTACGAATGCGGGCGGTGCTTCAACCGAATACCTGACGGGCGTGACGGTACAGTGATCAGTCTTAACAGACCGGCGCTCCTAGGATTTGGTGTAGCAACAGCGTTCTGGCCAAACATCTTGTCGTCTGCGACGGCTCCGCGCTGGAGTCTGATGGCGGCGGGTATGCCGCTGGCGTCTTGGTTGGACCCGCGCAGACTTTCCCGAACAGCACAGATTTTAGTCGCGGCGATGGTGGCGTATGCCGCGCTGTCGCTGCTGTGGACGCCTGTTCAGCTATCGGGAATGAATGACTTTTGCTGGCTCGTGCTGTTCGCGGGCGCGGTGTTGTTGGGCGCGAATATCGAGGATCTTGATTCGGTTCTGCGCGCGATGGGGTGGGGTGTCGCGGTATCGAGCGCCTTTGCGATCGGGCAACTCTTGGGGTGGCATCCGGTCGCGGAGTTTGCTGGACCGGCGGGGTTGTTCTTCAATGGTGACTTCCTTGCGGAAATTGCGGCTGTGCTGTTTGTCTATGCGTTTTATGTGGAAGCTTTGCCGCTCGTAATTGCGCTGAGCATCCCGCTAGCGTTTTGCGGTTCTCGTGTGGCGTTGCTGAGCGCTGGTCTAGGACTGCTGGTGAGCCGGCGTGAAATTGCCTTCTGGGGTGTTGGCGCGCTGGTAATGGCGGCTGGCTTCGCGACGCTATGGGCGAGTAAGGGCGCATCGGCTGCGGCGCGTTTTGATATCTGGTATACAACCGCTGCGGGGATTACTATATTTGGGCACGGGATAGGGAGTTTCGTGACGACGTATCCTAGCTGGGAGCGGGCGCATAGTGACTTCCTTCAGTCGCTCTATGAGATGGGTATCGGCGCGCTGCCCCTTGTGGCCCTCTTCGGATTGGCCGCTCGTTGGGCAGACACGATCCCCGTCAAGGCAGCGCTGGTTTGTATTGGGGCGCAATACCTTACAGCGTTCCCGCTACATCTTCCGGCGACAGCCTTTTTGGCTGGTGTGCTGGTGGGGAACGTGGTTCGGGTGCGGGATGGCGTTTGCCATATCGGATATGCGAGCCGAGTTTATGCTGGCTAGTGTGGTGGACGGACATCAGCATTCGCGTGAAGCGATTATTGAGGCAGTGAACAAAACGGTGGCAATATTTCCTTTTGATTACCATTTCCGTGATATCCAAGCTTCGATAGCGGGGATGTTGGCGGAGAAAGCGAGCAACAAGTAGGCTCGCTACGAAGCTCGCCCCTTCGGGGACGGGTCCCAGCCGCTCGCGGCGTTTCAATCGCGAGACCGGCGGCGCGGATCGCCGAATAGCCCTGCGGGGCGAAGGAAGGAGCGAAACCATGGCACGCGGCCATCATTATCGTCCGACTGAGGCACACATGGGCCACCACGCTATGCGCGCGGAAGGTGGGTCTGTCAGCCATCACGACGGCAAGCACCACGTCGCCCATCACGGTGATCATGATGAGGTTCATCATCATCACTATGAGAAAGGAGGCGAAGTGAAGGAAGACTCAATCAAGGGTATGGAGTCCTATACCGCCAAGCCGAACGAAGAAGAAGAAGAGGCGGAAGGCAAGATGCGCGCGAAGGGTGGCAAGGTTCGTCGCGCCCGTGGCGGCCATGTCAAAGAGCGCAAGGAAGGCGGCATGGCGATGAAGCATGTCGAGATGGAGGGTCACAAGACCAAACATCGGCGCCTCGATCGCCCTGGTCGCAAGCGCGGCGGCGGTGTGGGAGCGGATATGACTCCGCTATCGAGTGCGGCCCGCGCACGACAGGGTACTGCGCATAGCGCGGACGCTGATGAGTTGGCAGATACCTGATGTCCCCCGGTTAGCAAGGAGTTCTAGCAATGGCTGACGCACCCGTTCCGATGTCGCTCATCATCACCAACCCGATGCTCAGCGGGCGTTCGCTGAAGGCGATGGTGATCTCGCGCAAACCCGATGGCACCTTTACGCATGAACCTAGCACGGATGCCGATGTCGCGATTGGCGATGGTCAAACGACAATCATCCATATCCCGCTCGGCGCTCGGCTAGTACTGCGCGAGGCCGCAGATCCGCCGCTGGTCGCACCAATGACGGTAAATCCTGCCGTTACCGGGAAGCCAGCGGCGCCGGCACCCACGCCAACCCCGACGCCGACTCCGACGCCAGCGCCAGAAACACGCCCGCCAGGGCCTGTGTCTGTCTAAACAAATAATGCGGAGTAGGGCCGATGCGGACTCGTGGGCACGAACCCGATTTCGAGGTACCTGCACCACCGAATCCGGGGGGCGGCCCTGCCCCGCATTATGCTGAAGGCGGCAAGGTCAAAAAGAAAAAGCACGTCGCCGCTGAGGATGGCAAGGGGCGGTATCGACACGATCGTGCGGGACGACGGGCGCGAGGCGGTGTCAATAAATGGATTCAGAAGACTGGCGTAGATGAGAACAAAGGAGGCTTGCATAGGGCGCTTCATGTGCCAGAGGGCGAGTCGATCCCTTCCGGCAAACTTTCTAAGGCGCTTGGGTCGGGTAATGAGCACGTCCGCCACATGGCGCAGTTTGCGAAGAATGTGAAGGGTCTGGGGAAAGGTTAACCCGTGATACCCATTAGCTTCACATTGGGACCATTAGCAGCGGCCTCGGCAAACGTTTTCGTGACGAGTACAACGCCTGTCTCCGGGACTAAATTGACGCTGACGGGGACTGAGCCTGATGTTCCGCGCCGGATCTTGGTCACGTTCGGCAATGAAGCTTCGGCTCGAACGATTGTTATCGCGGGGACCAATGCCGATGGCAATCCTATCCAAGAAACGCTTGCCATACCATCGGGAGGCGGTGCCACCGCCGCCACGGTACAAGATTTCGCCACGCTTACCTCAATTCTACCGTTAGGTGGAGGGTGGACAGCGGCGGCGACCGTTGGCACAGATACCGTTGCCTCCTCGCCGTGGAAACTAACTAATGCGCAAAATCAAGCGGTGTCTGAGATAAGTATTAGTGGCGTAGTGAGTGGCACAATTTCTTGGGGAATTGAATATACCTATAATAATCCAAATAATAATTCAAATGTCATCGGTAGTCAGGTACTTGGTAATGATCCAATTGCACCAACTCCGTGGACACTTGCCGCGCTGACGGCGCAGATCGGTAATGCCGATGCCGCTATCGATAACCCAATCGCTGCGTGGCGCGCGGTGATCCTGTCTGGTAGCGGCTCAGTGACGATTACCGCGATCGAGGGCGGGATAGCGGAATCCAGATAGCATGACCGCGCTTGTCGCAACGTCAGGCACGACAAATTTCAATCCGTCGCTTGGCGAACTGATACTTGATGCATTTGCAAGAATACAGATACGTCCAGCGTCATTAACGGCGGACCATTTCTTTCAAGCGCGGATCAGCGCTGGCCTTCTCCAATCTGAGCTAAGTAATGTCGGGGTTCCCCTTCTGTGGAAGGTTGCGGAATTACTTATTCCCTTAACTCCAGGTGTTTCCTCTTATACGCTGCCATCTAATGTTATTGCCCCTCTTGATGGTTTTATCCGCCAGTATTATGCGGGTAATCCGCAGAACTTTACGCCGATAATCACAGGTATCGCTGGCTCGACGCTGGCGCAGATAACCCAACCGCTGCATAGCCTAGCCGCTGGCAGCATGACGTTCTTCGCGACCGCCATCGCCGCGTCTGGCCAAGTCATCCAAGGCGTCTATCTCGTTACCGACGTGGTGGACCAGAACAATTATCACATCACCGTCGCCCAGCCGATGGATGGCACCAACTCCGTCGCGCTGCCGATCTTCACGGCAACGGCTGGTGCCAACACCGTTGCGATCAATCTGCCGAACCATGGCCTCGCGCTTGGTCTAAATTTCTATTGTAACGTGCCCGTCACCGTTGGCGGGCTGCAGCTATCGGGCAACCTGCCTGTCGCTAGCGTCATCGATCAGAACAATTTCACGGTGAGCATCGGCTCTGGCGCTTCATTGGGCGGTACCGCAACGATGAACGGCGGCCTAGCGCAAACACAGACGCAACTCCCCGGTATCGATCCATATGACCGGATTCTATATCCAATATCGCGCACTGATTATGTGAGCCAGCCCGACAAGGGGCCGAATTATCAGTTCTTCCCGACGACGTTCTGGTTTTCACGGACTGTCGCTCCCACCGTCAATTTTTGGAACGCGCCCGACGATTACGGCCCCTACGTGTTCCACATTTTTATCATGAGCCAACAGGCCGACACGGTTGTTGAGGGTGGGGTCGGGGTTGATATCCCGTACAGGTGGCTTGCAGTATTCGCCGCAGGTCTCGCTAAGAATTTAGCTCGAAAATTCCCTCAACCGCCAAGTTCTGGAGTGACCGTCGCCGATTTAACTACCGAATACAAAGAATTATTGCAAGATGCATTAACAGAGGACATTGAGCGCGTTCCATTAATGCTCAGCCCTGGGTTAACTTCGTATTTTAGATAACACCTTGACAGCAAGATTATAGTATACGATTGTACGTGCGGCTGCGGCGATCAACGCAGACGACGGCGACTCCTTCAGCGAGATCTTCCTCGTCCCGGTGTCGCTTTAATTAG